TTTGACTTCAGATCAACAAAACGAACTAAAAACCTATCGTCAAGCTATGCTAGACGTACCAACCCAATCAGGATTCCCAAAAACCATAACATGGCCTACTAAACCTGATTGGATAAAAGAATATGCAAACGGATGATTTTATACGCGTTGTAGATAATGTATTGACTGAAGAAACATGTCTGGATGTAATAAACTCTTTTGAATACGCACATGCGTGTGGACAGAGTTACCAAAGAGATAAAGAAGAAGAATCTTTAAAAAAAGACACTTCGATAAACCTTTCTCAAATACACATGGATGGTGTTCACAGTGTAACATCAAACGATAATGTACTTCTTGTTGCAAAACAAGCAAATGATCAAATGATGTTGTACATTGATAAGTATAAAAATGGCATTAGCTATGATGTAGGGGCTGTGGGCGTATCGTCAACGGGTTTTAAAATACAAAAAACAAAACCGTCTGAAGGTTACCATGTATGGCATTGTGAAAACGCTAGTCCCCTTAATAAAACGAGATGTATTAGTTTTATCTTATACCTAAACGATATTGAGCAAGGGGGCGAAACTGAGTTTTTGTATCTGTCAAAACGAGTACAGCCAAAAGCTGGTAGACTGCTAATTTTTCCTGCAGGATTTACACACACTCACAGAGGAAATCCACCACTATCTGGTGATAAGTATATTGCTACCGGATGGATAGAGTACGTGTAATGAGACAGTCATGGCAAATGTGGCAAGGGTGTATACCTGAAAATTCATGTAATAACATGGTTTATGACCTTAGACAATTACCACCCATTCAAGCAACAACCTTTAACCAAGAAGATGCCTCACAAGAAAACCAACATCGTTCTAGTATCGTTCGTTGGGTAGAAGACCCAGAAATTAGAAACATGCTCTGGTGGTACGTACAAGAAGCTAATAGACTGGCGTTTGGCTTAGATGTACAAAATGTTGGAAGCGTACAGTTTACGGAATATTCTGCTTCTCAAGCGGCCCACTACCACTGGCACCATGACGTTGATTGGACAGCAAACACTGCATATGACAGAAAGATAAGTATCGTACTGCAGTTATCTGATCCAAGTTCATACGAAGGGGGTGACTTCCAGTTTAACGAGACTGAGTCACCCAACCCAGATCAATTAAAGACAAAGGGAACAATACTCTGTTTTCCAAGCGTACTGCAACATAGAGTATCTCCTGTAACCAAAGGAACCCGCTACTCGTTGGTTTCTTGGTTTGAAGGTCCTCGCTGGAGATAGTATATGGATTTAGTACATATAATAGATGCCCTTACCGGGATACTTGTTCTTGGGTTTGGTTACTGGGCCAGTACTTTGAGTAGTGAGGTTAAGCGCATAGAGATACTGCTCAATCGTACCCGTGAAGAATATGTAACCCGTAGTGAGGTTCGTGAAGATATGAGCCGTGTTATGGAAGCTTTGCACAGGGTTGAGGACAAACTAGATAAAGCTTTGGATAAAAGATAGGATAACATATGGCTACGCTAACAGGAAAAACTGGTGACGCACTATCTAAAGAACTTGTAAAGGCTCAAACTGAACAAGCTGAACAAGCTGCTCTCGACCCGAAGCAAGAAGTTACAGCAACGACAATAACGGAACAAACGAACGAAATCTTAACAGACAATAACGTTAAGATGTCGGGCGTTTCTGCTGCTGTTCCGACTTCGCTCAGTGCTTCAATGTATAATCAGACTGCACCGCAAACGCAGACTGCTAATCAGTACACAGCCTCTACAGTTACTCCACCCGCTAATTTAACTGGAGCACAAGGAACAGTTAGTCCTCAAGCACAGGTAACTGCAGCGCAGGGAACTTTATCACCTGCTGCACTAGCAACGGCACAAACTGCAACAATGGACCCACGTGCAACTACCCAGTATCAAATGGGTCAGTTAATGAGTTCAATCCAAGCTGGTCAGCCTCTTCCAGCGTGGGCCGCACCGCAAGTTCGTAAAGTTAGTGCAATCATGCAACAGCGTGGGTTGGGTTCGAGTTCAATGGCTGCTGCAGCAATGGTTCAAGCTGTAACAGAATCCGGCATTGAGATTGCCAAACAAGATTCTGACAAGTACGCTACGCTTCAGTTATCTAATCTGAATAATCAACAACAAGCCGAATTACAGAACGCCGTAGCCGTTGCAAACATGGATATGGCAAATCTGAATAACCGACAAACTGCAGCAGTTCAAAACGCAAAGACCTTTCTTGCAATCGACACACAGAATTTAACAAATCGACAGCAAGCCGCAACAATTGACTATCAAGCTAAAGTACAAATGAAGCTATCAGATCAAGCTGCCGATAACGCTTCTAAACAGTTTAACGCCAAGTCTTCTAATGAAGTGGATATGTTCTTTGCAGAGCTAGGATCTCAGATTGAATCTGCAAATAAAAACCGTGCAGCATCTGTTGATCAGTTTAATGTTAATCAGAGAAGCGCAATGGATCAGTTCAACGCATCTATGGAAGCTTCTCGCCAACAATTCAACGCCAACATGCAGTCAACAATAGATCAGAGTAATGCGGCGTGGCGAAGAAATATCAACACGGCAAACACAGCAGCGCAAAACGTAGCTAATCAACAAAATGTACAAACTCTGCTAACAATGAATCAAAATTCATTAAACAATTTGTGGCAACTTTATCGTGACCAAGCTTCGTGGGCTATGCAAGCATCTGAAAATGACAGAGCAAGAGCACATAATGCTGCTATGCAATCCGCTCAGATCGATGCAAACAAATCCCTGTATGATAGTCAGTTTAACAACTTTTTAATTACGCGAACAATTGATTCCATATTTATGTAGGAAAACAAAATGAGCATATTTAGTAAGGCATTAACATCAATCGCTGGTTCAATATTTGGAAACGTTGTTGGTAAAGGTTTTGGATATCTAAAAGATCTACTTCCGGCTGGTGCTCAATCATTTTTAAGCGACATAGGTTTAACAAAAAATCTTGTAGGAGAGGCTGCAGAAAAAGCAGCGCAAGCCAAATTAGATCGATATAATAATCTAGAAAGGGACATGCCTAAACCTAGTATGATGAGTGTCGGTAGTACTATGGCTGCAGGAAGTATGAAAGGTGCCGGACCCGGAGCACAAATGCTTCCAC